ATGTCGCATTCTTCTTTATGGTGCTGCTGCGCCCGAGTTGGCTCCTGACAGCTCAACCCGGACGCATTAGATGCAGCATTGTGGTCATAGTTATACTGCGTGCGCATAAATACTGGCGCCGCAGGTAAGTCTTTAGTTGATTTTACGGTCATTTTCATTTCCCTTTGTAGTCTTTATAAAGTTGTGCGGCAGAATTGCCGAGGTGATAGCCGAATCTAGCGGCTTGTCCTGAACCAAAAGTACCATAAGGCGCACCGAGTTGTTCGCTTATGGTGCGTTCTTTTAGGTTTTTAGCGTTTTCATACGCTTGTTCGGCCGATGCATTATTTACGGCCATTTGTGATAAAGCAACTTTATCTTGAAGTTTGTAATAAGGCGATTTCAAAATCTCAGTCGTTGTAAGCTGACGTTTATACGCAGCGTCCGCCTCAGTATTATCGATTTGAGCGCCTGTAAGTTGCATTTGTGCTTGTTGATTACGCACTGATTGCGCTTGAACAGCGCTTTGGAAAGCCGAATTAGTTGAATTACCTAATACGTTTTCCATGGTCGCTGTTGCTCCCTGTGGTGTAGATGCTCCGCCTTGTGTATAAGCGAGCATAGGGTTAAGACCTGCTGCTTTCAGGTCTTTAGTTGCACGTTGGTAGGCAGTTCCAGACATGTCTGCTTGGAATGCCATTTGTTGTTGAGCCATCTCTCGATTGGCTTTGTTGGCGGATTGTCCGCCGAGGTAGGAGCCTACGGCTCCCATGGCTGCGCCAACCCCGGGGTTAATGAAAGTGGCTAGCGGTGCTAACTTGCTAGCCGTGTTTGTTACTGCGTCTAAGATTCCGCCAAACATATTAGAAGTGGTCGATTAAGCCAGGTACTGAGTACATTGGCATTGGTCTAGCCATCTTCACGTCGAAGAAAGCATCAAAGATGAATTCCTGTCCTTGGGCTGCCTCGCCTACGGCAAGCACTCGCTCCATTGGCGGACGGTCTTCGATGAACGTATCGTTCAAAGTTGGTAATCCTGTGAAATTCTGAGCAAGATGCCAAGCATCAAGTGTACCAGTAGTAGTAGACCTAAATAAACCGGTAATTTGTGAAGGTTTATGACGATATTCAGCCCATCTTTCTTGGTATCCAAATACGTCTTCGTCTGCTGCAGTTCCTCTTGCATAAATTTCCTTATTAAGAATTGCTTGTTCGCCTAAATGCGCAAAAGCAGGGAAATAGAAATCATATCGTGTTGAACGGCTCCACATTTTGTGTAAGCCTTGTTGATATGTTAGATCCGCACGGACTGCAACCATGCCAATAATGAGGCCGTGCTCAACAAATGATTGAGTAAAGCCATGGCCAGTAGCCAAGGCTGTGCCCATAGCAGCCAACGTGCCGAGGGGTGTTGACGACCCAGTAACAGTAGAACTTGATGTCTGAGCCACTGGATTGATGTTGATAGAGGTGCTACCGCCGCCAAGATATTCAGGACGTTGTAAGCGAGCGTCAGGAGAAACGACGCCAAAATGAGAACGAATAATTTCTGTATAGCGTGTACCACCACGTGCGTCCCTTTCAAGAAGTTTTTGGATTTGAAATGCTTGGCGTAATTGATTAATAGTGGCTGCAGTTGCGTCAGATAAATCCGCATATAGTCCGGAGTCGCCTGATGAAGCGACATTAACGTTAGAGCCCGGCCATGAGCCTGTTCGTCCACCTACTTGTACAGCAGTTGATACGTTGTCGTAATAAGCATTACCAAGACCGCCACCGGTAATATTTTCTAATTTGAGAATACCGTCACCATAGACTGGTGCAGAAGAACCTAAAGGCAAGCTTACGCTTTCGCCTTTTTGTGGCCATGGAAGTGCTGATGTGAAATAGTCGTGTCTTTTGCCGCGACGTAGTAAGACGTAATCTGATTCGTCATCAGGGCCATCGCCCTTTGGAACGACAGCTGCGTCTTGTAAGTTTTGATCCCGGAACCATTCGTTCCAGATAAGGTTATAAGCTCTGTGCCATAAAGCTGAATGCTCGATGCGTTGTGTTGGGTCTACCTGACCTTCGGTAGGTAAGCCCATATAGTCTGATAGTGATAGTGGTGCGTATCCGCCCACTGGTGATGATACTGTTGGTATCAAGTAATCCGTGCTTTCGCCGGGATTGTTTTGTTCACCCATGAATTTTTGCCAATTGTCCCAAACCAAACGGTTGGGTACAAAGAAGAAAAATGTATCCATGTGCAAGTTATCCATGATTGGATATAAAGGCGTAGCCATACGAGCAAATAATGTGCTCTTAAGATTAACCGTATCGCCCGGTAATACTTCGTCTACATAAATTGGAATTAGTTTTCCCGAGTCGAATGTTGTTTTGTGTGTTTTTTGTGCTACAAATTTTGAGCGTGGAATATCTGCTCGGGGAATCATTGAGAATTTGTGGGTGTCTACGGAGCGATTACGGTGCATAAGTTCCTCTTGGAGTTCCGCCCTATTACTTACGTAATAAGGCGGTTAGTTTTAAAGTGGGTTTTTTGCTTGTTTTCCTAAAATAAGTACTTTAGGTAAATCAAGAGTTGTAATTCGTGATGTTTGGTCGTCATATTCGCCAAGCTCATATAAGTCGAAATCATCGGGGTGATTGTATAGCTGATTGTCAGCATGATTACGGTTTACCTCATCGGTAAAGGAGCGAATGGCAGAGCCAATCGCAGGCACGAACATAGGTCGGCCATAAGTTTCAGAAGCTCGGTCGTAGACTGTGCAAATGATAAGTTTCATATTTCGTTTTCTTTCAGGTTAGATTTCGTTTTAGTTTCTTGAGTTTTGCCAGTTGTACTATTTCTTTAGCTTCTAGTCTTTCTGGAGTGTACTCGTTTTTGTCTTTCTCTAATCTTTTGAGATGACGTTCGTATTGTAGATCATCGAATTCAAAGGGTGCAAGCTTTTGATAGATTTTATCGTAATATTTTGGGGGTGTTGCTTTTTTACCACGAACTTCTACAAAGTCGTTCGGGTAAACATCAGGTAAATATTTTTTGAGCCATTCGGCGCCGATTCCCGGCTTAAGGCTCATTTTATTGAACTCAGGTTTTCGTTTTATAAGCTCCCCTGTTTGTAGGTCGCAGTGTGTGTAATGGTCTTCGGGTTTTTGACCGAATTCATTACGTTGATGACCTGTTTGTTTTTTCATAATGTAGCGAGCTACATAAGCGGCCGATTCAAAGGTTACATCGCCTATCGATGAATAACCATACGGCCATAGACTTTCAAGGATTTTGGACACATAAATGTTAGAACCTGAAGGGGTTCGTTTGTGGAATTTTCTATCCGAAAAATTAATTCCGAAAAGGCAGGCATGGTAATGAGGTCGGCCAAATGATTCGCCGTATTCCCCAGCCATATAAAACCGTATTCCGGTTTTGCCTTCGTGCCATCTAAAATGGTCTCGGAGTGTCCTAATGAAGGTCTGAAAGTGGTCATAATTTAGAGACAGGTCTTTTGGTAAGTGTTCGTCGTTATAGGTTAATGTTACAAAACAGTTTTCTTCGTGCATTTGGGCTTCGTGCATACAGCGCACTGCCCATTGTCTGCTTTTTTCTAAACGACAGCCGACACATTGCCCACAGGCAAGTGTCAGAGAATGTGATACGTCGCTTTTCCTATCGGTAAAGACGACGGTGCCGTCTACATTTCTGTAGGCCGGCATTGGTTTGAAACAAGGCATAGTCAGGTTCCTTGGTTTGTTTCAGTTAAAGGCGGTATCCGCCTCGCATAGGGGTGTTTCGCATGTTGGGTGACTTCGTCTTACCAACATTTTTTCTAAATGCTCGTGCGCTCTTTAATTTGCTTACTCGTTTTCTGTACATTTTTTAACCCCAGTTTTGTTAGTGATACTAGTTAAGTTAGGTGGTTTATTCACCACCTGTACCAGTTACATCAAGTAGGTAACTGGTACACCCCTTATTCAGGGGTAACGGTTGGTTCAATTTCTTGAACTTTTTGCTCCGTTTTAGGAGCATTTATGAGGCCTAATTGGATGGCCTCATCGTAGTTTTTCTTGTCTTGCATGAAATAGACAAGTTTTGCCGGGTCGTTATCGAAACGTTTTCGAATATTCGACGGCAATAGGTCAAATTCGCGCTCAGAGGCGATAATTTGATTTAGTGCAGTGTGATAGTCCACTGCGTCAGAAAAGTCCGGATATAGGGCTTCTGACGTGTTTACGGGCATTTGCCCTGTTTTACCGAAGCGACGTAAGATTTCGTTAATGTCGCATTCTTCTTTATGGTGCTGCTGCGCCCGAGTTGGCTCCTGACAGCTCAACCCGGACGCATTAGATGCAGCGTTGTGATCGTAGTTATACTGCGTGCGCATAAATACTGGCGCCG